GGGGTCTTGTTTGTGTACTGCACTGTGGCCCAGGGTTTTAAACCATTTTCACTGTGCAGCCCTTCCCCGCCTAAACAGGGAAACCGCTATCCTATAACATGGATCATGCAACCACCCGGTTGGGCGGCTCCCAGTGGAAGCTGGGTAGCTCTATATTTTGTGAACGCTAAACATAGAAACATCATTATTGTCTGGTAGATCAGAAGCCATCTTACGAGGATCCCAGCGGGCCTTCAAGCCGGGTTAAGATATCCAAGTCCCTAGATTTCGCTACTAGGGGGACGGGCCCTTGTAGGCCAAATTAAACACACCTCACTATCACCTTGTTAGGGGGTTAACCGTATATTCGTCTATTTCCACGTACGGCTGAGTAAGCAGTATGCCACCTCTTAAGCGGTGATAGTTGAATCCAATAAATGGATCCAAATCTCCGCAGAGGTGGTACCTGGTAAAGTTCCAGTTCCAGCCCATGTCAATACCGCTGGGGTAAACGTGCTGGTAACTTGGAAAGTTGTTGTCTGTACACTCTGAGTAGCCAGTGTTCCAGTTGTTTGGATGGAACTAAGAGTACCATTGGCTAGCAATGGTATCAAAGTTCCACCCGTAATTGTTGGGGTTGCAAACGCGTTTGTTGAAGCAGTACCTCCAGTCCAAACAAGTTCCATTAAGTATCTAGCCCCTGCTAATGCTGGCACAGTGACAGTTGTTCCTGTGACAATCACGGCAGTTATACCTGATCTAGTTACCTGGACAGTACCCAATGGGCTAGCTGCCACAGCACCAGTTCGGTAGGTGTGATACGATTCCGCGTTAGCGGAACTGTTAGGGTTATCCAAAACTGGTTTGAATAACTCAACAACATATGAAACCCACAATTCACCCATCACTTGGACTGGGTTGTTTTGTGTGATAAATTGAGTAAGACCGTAGTCTGTTGCTCTTTTATCTTGTCCCACAGGGAGGTCTGCACTACGAACGTAGTACAATTTATTTGCGGTCTCAGTTTCTGCACATTCAATCATATGTATTTGATTGAGTGTAGGCTTGGTCGCAACTGCATATTCAGCATTCTCCGCTTCTTGTCGCGAAATGAATGCTACGTCGTCTGCGTTATAGTTTGTGGTCATAACTATAACTCCTGGTGAACCACCTGTCACGAAGTCTGTAATCAAACTTCTAAACTCAAAAATTAATCCGTGGAAGCGATATTGCTGATAATTCTTTGCAATACTGCTCAACCATGGAAAAGTTTGCGCCATACCGGGATTCAAGGGGTAAGACAAGTTGGTGAACGCGGCAGTTCCTGTGATATCACCCAGATACTCACGGTGACTAACAATGTTAGTAGCGTGGCTGGTGCTGAATTTAGGAATTTGGCCGTTGAGCACATTGTATGCCGGGCTTTGGCCGGTAACTGTGTATTGTCCTGATCCGAATATGGATCCAATGCCACTACCTAACCATTTTCCTACACCCTTCATGCCAGGCATACCAAACATTGTCCCAAGGGAACTACCGATAATTTCACCGGTGTCTCCAAATGGCGTTCGCTTCTTATTTTTGAGCTTGGCGTTGGCAAGTCTCAAAGCTTTCATCTCCTGTTGGAGGGAATTTGTTACATTTCTTTTATTTTTCTTAGTCATAATATGGATCCCCGTGACGCGGGGACTGTACATCCTATGAATACCATACTCCGCCGTGCAGTCTCTTGGCATTTTGTTTAGCACTAAAGTAATAGTTTTGGGGAATTACTTCATAGGACCCATGGGCAGTTGTTACGGCATGCCCAGGCCTCCCCGGTTTACCAGGGGTTGTCGCCTCTAAGAGGAATGACCGCAAAGCGTTCAATCTCCTCATCGGCACTCATATCGAGGTTATCGTAATAATGTTCCAGAGCCTCTTGTTCGGAAGGGGTTATTTTGAAGGCTAGCCAAAATGAGAATCTAGCCTCATCTGATATCAAATCAGACTCGGCCCTATTCATTCCTTTTGATAGCCTCCAAAAACCACCTTCAAGAGTTGGATCACTAAGAGGGTTTGCACCATTTGAGAGACGTACAAACCTACGATAGAAACTTTGCCATACAGGTAGCCCAGCTGTCAAACTGAGACCACCTTTTCCGACTGCTGCACACCATTTCTCGTAAACACCTTTGGAGTCTAGGGGTTTTAGAGACACTGCATCTTTTGATATTGCAACCCGAGGGTCACGTACCATTATGTATTGGGTGCCGTCGAAAACGGGATGGCTTTGGCAAAACTCAATTTCTTCAAATACACTGACTGGCTTTTCAACCGTTAGGGAGAAACCAAGTTTTAAAAAGAATTCATCAATGGTAGATATGATGATCGGCACAACCCATGATTCACAAATTAATACACAATCGTCACCATCGTTAACTAACGAACAATGCTCGAAAATGTTCTTTTCTTGTAAATATTCATAGACCATGCCACACATCAGAACGACGTTCCCACTAGAAGTGTTGGGCTCGCCGCTCTGTCTACCACCAACGATTTCAAAGGAGAGATACCCTTCACCAGGTATAGATGCACTACATTGATTTTTCTCTTGTAGTCTCATTAGCCTGGCAAAGTGCTTGTCCCCGGGGTAATACTTTTTGTACCTATTGTGTTCCCATCTTAACGCATCAAGTGACACATGCTGATCGAAACGCTTTGCATCCAGTCCGATTGCGACTGGATCGGTGTATTTACCCCAGGTTGAATACATAGCGCGCCCGCGCGCTTCCATATTCAATCCTTTATAAACAGTTATATCGTTAAAAATTCCATCGATACCTTTATAAATTTTCTTCTCTATCGGCTTTATGTACCGACCGGCTTCAACAATATACCTAGGGTGACGCGGTGAAATCCCCCTAGGAACTGGACTAGTTTTGAGAGTGAAGTTTAACTTCTCAACTTTTACGAAGTACTTGATATGGGCAAGCGAATCATAAAAACCAAACATTAAATTATCTCTCGCGGCCTTAAGATACACTGCCACTTTTCGACCACGGTATGACATCG